ATCCTTCAGGAACTGACGAGCACCGTTAAGTAGAGCAGCGTTGTACTCTCCGTGTTCGTCCATCATATCTATACTGTTCCTATATGCGTCTGCAATCTTGTCGTGCAGTTTACTTCCCTCTTTGTGACTGAGCATAGTGTTATAGTAATAAAGCTTGTTATCTTTGTAAACAAAAAGAGGCGGCTCCTAAGAACCACCCCTTTAATGTATGATATGAGTAAACTTATCCTTTTAATTATCTCTCGGTATTTCTTCACTGTGATCACCTAGTCCGTTCATATTATTGAGTATCCTAGTAATCCATGTGTTCAAAAGAGCGGATGAGCTGACACCGAGTTTATTAGCGATGCCAGCCACATCCTTCTTCTGTGACCGTTTGAGACGAAAAGATATATATGACATATCGTCCTTTTTCTCTTTCGTACTCATTAGGTGTTATTAATTCAATATTAGGCCATTGCAGCTGTGAAGTCAGCTAATGATCCAAGGTTGTTACCGTCTCCAAGAACAACGTCGTTTGCTTTAACGTCGATCAAGGAAGCAGATGAGTCGTCTCCACTGATGTCAGTAGAAGTAGCACCAGCTGAGGTTTTGTAGAAAGCGAACTTGTCGTCACCTTCGTCGTATACAACAGCGATGTTTCCGTCGTCGGAAGAACCACGCTCAATGATAAAACCAGCGTCGTTACCGTTGTTAGCACCACCAGCAGCTCCGTCATTAAGAAGCATGATAGCGTCAGTAACTTGGGAGTTGGTTGTTTCGATGGAGGTAGTTGTACCTTGAACAGTTAAGTTACCGCTAAGTACAAGGTTAGTTCCGCTTACATCTCCGGTGAAGGAAGCTCCGCTAAGGTTAGCTTTGGCAGCGTCAAGAGCAGCTTCAGCAGCACGTGCAGTTGAAGCTTCGGAATCGATGTTCGATTGAAGAGTAGTGTCAGCAGATGCACGGGCAGTAGCTTCACCACTAACAGCAGCAATACGAGCAGTTTCTTCAGCGTCGATGTTGGACTGTAAGGTCGTATCAGCTGATTGTCTGGCGGTCTCTTCGTCGTCAATGTTAGTTTGAAGCGTGGAGTCAGCAGCTTGACGTGCAGTCTCTTCAGCATCAATGTTGCTTTGGAGGGTAGTATCAGCACTAGCTCTTGTGGAAGCTTCACTTGTGATGTTGCTTTGAAGAGTTGTGTCGGCGGATGCACGAGCTGTTTCTTCAGCGTCAATCTCAGCTTGTAAAGCGGAATCAGCAGAGGCACGTGAGCTGGCTTCAGAAGCGATAGCGTCAGCGTTAGTTTTGATTTGTCCGTCAAGAGCTTCATCGGCTCCAACCAAAGAACTTACTGATGTAATGTAGTTAGTGGAGGAGTTAGCGGAGTACGAACCACCAGCACCAAGACCAGCACCACTTTGAGTAGCGTCAAGTTCGGATTGGATAGCGGAGTCAGCGGATGCTCTGCTGCTTGCTTCACTGTCAATATTACCTTGTAAGGTAGAGTCAGCGGACGAGCGGCTTGAAGCCTCACTGTCGATGTTAGCTTGAAGGGTCGAATCGGCACTTGCACGGCTAGAAGCTTCAGCAGTGATGTTCGACTGGAGAGTAGCCTCAGCGGCTAACGCTCTTGTTTCTTCTGCTGCAATAGCAGATTTAGTCGATTGACCGATTTGATAGAATATGGATGATGTATCTGGCATATTAGTATGTGTTTAGTTAGTGATTATAAAAAAATCAAGTTGTTAAGCAGTACCGTCTGACGCAAGCTCTGTCCAAGCAGAGCCGTCCCAAATGATAACTTTATTAGTGTCCGTCTCAAAGTAAGTCTTACCAGCAGCTGGCGAAGCGGGACGGGTGGATGATGTTATTAAGTCTAGTTTAGCCATGATTGTATAATATATTATATGTTAGTATAACTGATTCCGTATTTTGCTCCGAGGTAACCGCCTACTGCATTTATGTCTGAATCAGAAAGAGCTGAGTCAAAGAATAGAATTTCGTACATATAACCATTAAGAGGGTAAGCGGTTCCCGCATTGTTACCAGCACCTACATGAAAGTAATACCTTGAACTACTTATTCCAGTGTTTCTAAAAGTACTTGTATAAGCTGCGGTTCCTCCATTTCCAAAAACTTCGTATGTATTCGCAGAACTGTTTGCGGTAATAATTGAAATGTTTGGGTTATTAATATCTAAACCGTGAGCCGAGTTACTAGTTCTTGATGAACCGTTTAATAGGTAATGATACCCTGTTGAACTACTATTAATGAAACGACCTCCGGTTGTACCTTTTCCGAATTGTATAGGAGCATTACTTGAATCACCATTTGGGTCAAAAGCAAAAATCAATGTCCCATCTCCTGTATAACTTTCAAAGGAGTGCATAGCCTCACCTAAAAGAACATCACCATTAAAATACAAAGCGTTGTTACCGTTTATGTGATTAGTCTTCAATACCGGGGTTAATGCAGATTCTTTTGCAGTTAAGAACCCACCTCTTGATTTATCTTTCCATCCCATAATAGCGTCGTTATTACTGGACGCTTGTGTCCTGTCAGTCTTGTATAAGTAATCTAACTCAGGTGAGAAGTGAAATGTAGGTGAGGATGTAACTGAATAAGTGCCGTCAAGAGCGTAGCTGCCAGATAGTACGTTTTTACTAGGAGCTAAGTATTTCGCTGACAAGTATGAATGCACTGTTCCCCAATCCTCGTCGGATAACGCTTTATTAAAAAGTAATACCTCAGAAATCTCACCATTAAACTTGTAGGAAGAATTACCACCACCTATGGACATAGTAGAGGTCACACCAAACGAGTAAGAACCAGTCTGGTATTGACTTCCTTGGTTGTAGAAAAGCTCGTAACTAGGAGTAGCTGAGTCAATTCTTAGACCAAAAATATTATTACCGTAAATAGGTTTAACGTAGTTTTGTGCTACATCGTTGATTCTAGTAGATAGAAACGCACTACTGTAATCCGGCGATAACCTATCTCCACCTGACTGTGAACCTGTGTCAAATATATCAACTTGTGTATCAGTGTCGTATTGATGAAATACGGCAACTAAGGTAACATCTTCATCTGAGAATTGACCAAGAACACTAGCATTAGACATAAAATCATCTGTTCCATCGAACAAGACAGTGTTGTGGTTAAGCCTTCCAGAAGTTTTAAATACTGGTGCTGTGCTACCAGAACCTGTAAAGTCGTAACTATTCCCGCTTTTGTCCGCCCATGTAGTAACAGAAGCTCCATCCGAAAGGGAGAGTTCAGAAGCATCAAGATGCAATAAAGGTGCGGAGCTGGAGGGTAACGAATAATCGGAGTCTAATGTGTAATCAGCAGAAGGGGCTACATACTCATTGGTAAATGTCCTCCAAGCTCCACTATCGTATACTACGACAGCACCTTCATCGGTGCTACCCGCTGCTTTTAAATACAACTCACCATTCTTAGCAAGTCCGTTCGTTACTAGCGAAGATTGTTCGCTGTCGTTTATTACTGTAATATCACTCATATCTTATTAACTGTTGTTGAAGATTTGCCAGTCACTACCGTCAAATACATAAAGCTTCGTAGAGTCGCTCCCGTACATGATCGTGCCTGTGTCGTCGCTAGTTCTAGCCGTTATGTTTGAAGCTGTGTCTACTGAAGGAGCAACGGTCTCTTGAGGGAAGCCGAGTATAGACTTTAAGAAGTCTGTAACTGCGTCCGTCTTGTTTACCTTTTCGTCCAACTTCGACTTAACAGTTGTTCCTATTTGTTGAAGTATGTTAGCCATCGTTTGTAATTTTTATGTTAGTGGTTATTGATTGTCAAAACTATTAAGAAGATACCCATCCTGACTCAGTAAATACATACAATTTATTAGTATCAGTGGCAAAAGCCATAGTTCCTAACTCATCGTCTGTCCTTGCTTGTATATTACTTTCGGTGTCTAGAATTGCTTTACTCGTACTAGTAAGAGATATTAGTAAATTTCTAACACTTTGTCCCATTTGATACCATACACTCATATCTTGTTTTGCTTAATTGGTTAACTGTGACACTTGTTAGTAAATCACGGATCACCTGTCAAGCC